TGTCCGACGCTGGAAATCAACGCTTTACAATTCAATGACTAAACTTATAGTTTAAAAAGCTAAAGTACTACGCTGATAATCAGCAGGGTAAAAGTCAAAAGTTATCGCCAAACTGCCCAAGCATCATACCCACGGGGTTTGCAGATGCGATTTCGTGTGCGTGTGTGTACGCCTATAGGTATATATAATCCCCACGATCTGGGTTACTCATCCGTTTTTAGCCTTTCTCGGCAAAGTTTTACTACAGAGACTTGGGTTTGCCTAACCCAAATAAACATGCTCAAGCTGTTATAAATCAACTAGTTAACCTCACTCTCTTAAAGGTTAACTTAAACACTTGACTTTTTAAATTTTATGCTGTAACTTCGCCATATCAGTTTAGTGATAACGAGACTGCTAGTAGTAAGACACTACTTGAGCAGTTATAGAGTGTGTTTACAACACTAGGCTGTACTATATATGCTGTATGGGGACAAGAACTGTGCGATTATGTAAAGGTGAGGGTAGATGGTTGATCAGCATGATATGTTTATATTTGCAGGTATGAAGGCTATCCGAAGAAAAAAGCAAGATCCTCCGAAAGCGGAGAACGATAATATGGCTATCATATATATGATGATGCAAGATGGTGCTAGCTATGATGAGATCCAGAATTTTGCCAACAATGCTGGTAATAAAAAAAGCAATTACTCGTTTAATCAAAGAACAGGTGAGGTAGGTGTACAAGGGGAGGATGGTAAGTTTAGGAAATTAGACAAGAAAGCATTTGACTCTGCTTCTGGCGGACAGTACCAAGGATTGTGGAATAGAAAGTAGAAAGAAAATTATACCGTATATTTGTAAGCATGAGACCAACAAAGAAATCTACACCGAGTGTTAGCTCTATGTTAGCAGCACTATCGGACAACGATAAGAAAGCCATCCGAAAGATGGCGAGACAAGCTTCTAAGATGAATCGTAAAGAAGCGAACAAAGCATTTAGAGACGAGCAGAAGTACTTAGGGAGGTTAGAGTCTACTTTAGAAAAGGATCTTCGTCCACAAGACAAAGAATACTTAGGGAAGGAGACTGCTAAAAGGAAGATGGGTAGAGGTGAGAAGATCGGAGCAGGGTTAGCTGGTGCATTAATCGGCATGCTTGCTGCAAAAACTGGACAGGACAAGTACTCTAAAGGTGGGAAGGTATATAAGGTAGGCGGAAAGATGGGTGATCCTAAGAAAGGCGACCCTAAAAAGAAGAAAAAGGAACAGACTGATCCATTCGCTTCAGCTATCAGCTTAGATACTCGTTCTGCTAAAGAGAAGAAGAAAGAAGCTAAAGCTGAAAAGAAAGATATCAGTAAGAATACTATCCCTGCTAAGTACAGAGGTAGAGGTCAAGAAGGATTAGATGAGTACAGACGCGATCAAGCTAAGAAGAATAAGCGTAAGAAGACTAAGGGTCTGATGAACAAGATCAAAGCTGGGATGTCTGCTCGTGGTGCTGCTAGAAGAAACGCTGAGAGACTAGCTGGTCAAAGAAGCGGTGCTGGTAGCGGCTGTGAGAAGACTGGAACATGCGGTGCATACAACTAATAGTTGAGACACTACTATTTTAATCCAAAGAAGAAGAGAAAAGATTCAGCCTTAGAAGCTGAGAAAACTCGACTGCATAATGAAACTATCAAAAAATCTCACTCTAGCCGAATGTCTGCGAAGCCAGACAGCAAAAAGGCTAGGTATAAAAAATGAACCACATGAAGAATGGGTTATTGAACATTTACAAAAAGTTGCTGAACATATTTTCCAGCCTTGTCGCGAACATTTCGGAGTTCCTATATACGTGTCGTCAGGGTATCGTTCGCCTGATCTCAATCGTGCGATCGGCGGTAGCAAGCGTAGTCAGCATATGGAAGGAAGAGCACTCGACCTGGACGCAGATGTATACGGGGGCGTTACAAACGCTGAGATCTTCAACTACATTAAAGAGAATCTGGACTTCGATCAAATGGTTTGGGAATTCGGTGAAGATGATAACCCTGATTGGGTTCACGTCTCTTATGTTTCTCCTGAGACCAATCGTAAGAGGTGTCTTAAGGCTGAAAGAAATGATAATGGGAAAGTAACGTATAGCGTTATTTAATCTCTATCTAATCTATTATAGAAGGCTTGCACTAACATGCGAGCCTTTTGTGTTATAGCATACCTTACTCTGTAGTTGTACTTCGTCTCCTCACGGAAGAGATGATCTTCAGCTGTGGCCGATGGAGTGAGCTTATCGAAGTGTTTGTACACATACCCTGCACCTACGAGAGGCCACAGGATCCTATCTTGAAAGTTCCCTTTGTTAATACCGTAATCGCTGGACGCATACTTTATCGTCCAAAACTCTAAGTCGTATGCCCACAGTAGGAACTCAAGATGGCTGAATGATACAGCTTTATCCTTACAGAAGGTCTTGCGTACCTTCCTTAAATTTTTGAGATGGTTGTGATTGACGTATCTATCCTGCAACTTAGATACTTCACGAAACATCCTAGTTTTTCTTACTTCTGATTTTGGCATGAATTAAATTGTTGTATCTTCGTGAAAAAGATATAATGGATTATAAAGATAGCGAATTTGCCAGCGAACTCTACGTGAAACTCAAAGAATTAGAGGACTTTGTAGTGGAGGCTGGCTATCAAGATAAAGTTATCTCATCTATTGTATTTGGTATTATTACAAATGAAGACACTCGTGAAGAGGACGAAGAGAGACAACTCAATGCTGTCTACAGTTACAATCTGATGTCTCGTAATGAGCTTGACGTAATCAAGCAGATTATGGATTCGACATACGAAGACGACGACGATGATGACATCCTTGGTGGTCTCTTAGACGGTCTCGACATATCACTTAATTAAAATGGAAGGACTTATTAGAAAAATTGTGGTCGGTAAAGACCCTAAGGACGGCATGGCCTACTACATAGGTATGAGAGCAGGGCAAGGAAAGATCAGCGCCATCGTCCAAGACGAAAGACATCTCGTTAAGTACGGAATGAAAAGGTACTTAGTATATATAGAAAACGACACTGAGACTATGCTGTGGAAGTCTATCGACAGCATGCCTTGTTTATTAGAATACGACTTAAATTTTTAATTCATGAAAACCCTAGAGTCTTTTATCGTCTCTTTAGATAAGACGAGAAAGGATACTATCACCATGGGTAACGGACAAGAGCTCTACTTAGATTCTAAGTACGAAGAGTTCAAGCATAGAGTTACTGGTGGAGAGGTAGTTTCCGTCCCAGCAAAATTCGACACTGGCGTGTCAGTAGGTGATACGCTGTACTTTCACCACCATGTAGTAACGCAGAAAGGTCAGCACTTAGGACTCAACCCAGAAGAAGGGTTGTTTGTTGTGAGGTACAACCACTACGAAACGTTAGCCAATCAAGCTATCGCTTACAAGTCTAAAGAGACTGGCGAGATCAATACTCTTGGTGGATGGTTACTACTAGAGCCTATCCCAGAGGATCAAAGCAATAAAGTAGTTAACGGCATAGAGATCGTGTCTCTTAAAGAGATACCTACTAAGAAGGCTAGGTTCATTAAACATAATGAACGTACTGAGTGGTTAGATGTTAAACCAGGCGATGTGGTACACTTCAAGAAAGGGAGTGACTACGAGATAGAAGTTGACGGTAAGAAGCTGTTCCGTATTCGCCCAGATGAATTGATGTATGTCGAAGTTCAATACAGTTGATGCCTCGAAGAGGCTTATGGATAGCATGCAGATAGCTATCGATAATATGATCGAAGAAATAAAGAAGCCAGTAGATCCAGAAGTAAGCGGTAGCGCTAGGAAAGCTGAGCTACAATCAATAAAACAAACAGCGATAGATTGCAAAGAACTCATTATAGAAAGACAAAAGCTAGAACAACTCGTAAAAGAACTACAGGAAAATGGCAAGATCGAAGAAGAAAAAGACTACTCAGGAGGATTCGCGGAACGATTCTCAAAATAGTAGTTGGACTATGACTCAAAGGGAGATAGAAGATTATCTCCGTTGGTATGAGACTAGAGAATACGAATACAATAAAAAATAAAATCACAGTCAAATGCATAAAAAAATTCAATTCAATAAAGATGCTCGTGTCAAATTAAAAGATGGGGTAGACAAATTAGCTGATGCAGTTAAAGTAACACTTGGACCAAAGGGTCGTAACGTAGTGTTAGACAGAGGGTTAGGAGCTCCACATGTAACTAAAGATGGGGTAAGCGTAGCAAAAGAGATATACCTAGAGGACACCATAGAGAATATGGGGGCTCAGATGGTGAAGGAAGTATCGGCCCGTACAGTAGATGCTGCTGGTGACGGAACTACTACAGCTACAGTATTGGCTCAGGCTATGGTAGAAGAAGGTATGAAGCGTATCGAAGACGGAGCAAATCCTATCGATGTGAAGCGAGGTATGGATAGATACTCTGAACAGCTTGTATCTAATCTCAAGGAGATGAGTAAGCCTGTAGGATCAGACAGTTCTGAAATAGAACAGGTGGCTACTATCTCTGCTAACAACGATAAGTACATCGGTAAACTTATTGCTGACGCTATGGCTAAGGTTGGTAACGAAGGTGTTATCACAGTGGAAGCTGCTAACGGTATCGAGACTACTATCGAAGTAGTAGAAGGTATGAGAGTAGACAGAGGGTTTATCTCTCCGCATTTTATCACCAACCCAGAAAAGATGCAGGCAGAACTAGAGAATCCGTTCATCTTGCTGTTCGACAAAACGATCAGTCATATGAAAGACCTCATCCCGATCTTAGAACAGATTTCAAATACAGGTAAACCACTGCTTATTATAGCTGAAGACGTAGATGGTGAGGCATTAGCTTCTCTCGTGGTGAACAAAGCTAGAGGTAACTTAAAGGTTGCTGCTATCAAAGCACCATGGTTCGGAGATAGAAAAGAAGATGTTATGGAAGACATAGCTGTTCTTACAGCAGGTACTGTAGTATCAGAAAGATCTGGTCTTACTCTAAAGACTATTAATGCTACTCACCTTGGATCAGCAAGTAAAGTGATAGTGTCAAAAGATATCACTACTATTATTGGCGGTAGCGGCCCACAGGAAGAGATCAATGAAAGAGTAAAGAACCTAAAGGCACAAGCTAAGGATTCCAAACTAGACACAGAAAAAGAGTTTATCAAAGAAAGACTAGCTAAGCTAGCTGGCGGTGTAGCTATCATGAAGATTGGTGCGCCTTCAGAATTAGAGATGAAAGAAAAGAGAGATAGAGTTGACGACGCTCTTCAAGCTACGAAGGCCGCCATAGAAGAAGGTATCGTTCCTGGAGGAGGTATTGCGTACTTAAGAGCTATGGAGTCTGTACCTACAGACGTTCTAGATTCTTTCGAAGGTGATGAAGCTCATGGATTAGGTGTTGTGGCTATGTCCATCAAGGTTCCTCTTTTGCAGATAGTAGAAAACGCTGGTGGAGATTCTCTATCTGTGTTAGCATCTGTAATGTCAGAGAATGACGGATACGGATATAACGCTAAGACTGAAGAGTACGGTGATCTATTTGAGATGGGTGTTATTGATCCAGCGAAGGTTACTAGGGTAGCTCTTCAGAATGCTGTGTCTGTAGCAGGTATGATATTAATTACAGAATGTGTAGTTGCAAACCCTGAGGCTACGCAGTCGCAGTTTATGTATGGTAATGGCTAATTTAATAGAAGTAGATGGTTACGAAGATAAAGGTATTAAGATCGACCCTAGCGGTACGGAAGGAGAAAGTGTTGAACTCCATGGGTTACTCGTGGTTCTTCCAAAAAAGCCAAAGAAAAAAGACATCCTCTTCCACGACTCACCAAAGGCTATGCAGATGTGGCGACGCATTCCAATGCCCGAAGAGTTGCAGAGGATACGAAGTATGGATGAGTGGTTCGAAAAGCCTGCCGAGTTTAGAAGAAAGTTTTCTAGCTATATCGAAGGAGAGTTTGTACGCAGGCGTAACGGTGTTTGGTTTTACAATAATGGCACGCCTACGTACATTACAGGACGACACTACATGTTCCTTCAGTGGAGCAAAATTGACATCGGTTATCCGTCGTACCTTGCCTATCAGCGTGAGATCTTTATTCACATGGCTGCGTGCGAAGCTGATCCCCGTTGCATCGGCCAGCTTTATACTAAGTGTCGTCGTTCTGGTTACACTAATATCTGTGCTTCTGTTCTTGTTGACGAAGCTACGCAAGTTAAAGACAAGCTTCTGGGGATTCAGTCGAAGACTGGTAAAGACTCTCAGGAGAATATCTTTATGAAGAAAGTTGTACCGATTTTTAAATCATACCCTTTCTTCTTCAAGCCAATTCAGGACGGTACTACTAACCCACGTATGGAGCTTGCATTCCGTGAGCCATCGAAACGTATAACAAAGAATAACAAAACATCATTTAAAGGTGACGCTCTCAACACGATCATTAACTGGAAGAATACTACGAACAATGCATACGATGGTGAGAAGCTTCATATGCTTTATCTCGATGAGGCAGGTAAGTGGGAGAAGCCAGTTGATATTAGAGAAGCTTGGCGTATTGAGCGCACGTGTCTTATTGTGGGTCGTAGAATTGTGGGTAAGGCTCTCGTGGGTTCTACTGTAAACCCTATGGATAAAGGCGGTAGTGAATACAAAGCTTTATGGGAGGATAGCTGTCCGTCAGAGCGTAACGCCAATAACAGAACTAAGACTGGATTGTACAGGATATTCATCCCAGCTTACGAAGCGCTAGAGGGATTCTTTGATCAGTATGGTAATGCTGTTTTCGACGATCCAGACAAAGCTGTGCTTGGTATAGATGGTGAGGATATAGATATAGGGAGTAAGTCATACCTAAGGAATGAAAGGGACAGCCTCAAGTCCGATGCTTCTGAATTGAATGAGGTAGTAAGGCAGTTCCCGTTTACTGAAGAAGAAGCATTCAGAGATAGTATTGACGGTAGCATATTTAATATTGGGAAAATCTACCAGCAGATTGATTACAACAACAATCTCTTCCCTTCTCCAGTAGTCAGAGGAAACTTCATGTGGAAAGAGAAAGACAAAGAAGTAGTATTCTCTCCAGATTCTAATGGAAGGTTTAGACTAGCCTGGCAGCCAGACTCTAAGTCTAGAAATAAGTATGTTGAAGAATACGGCAAGAAGAAACCAGGTAATGCTCACATGGGGTGTGGTGGTGTCGATAGTTATGACCTTGATTCTACTGTTGACGGTAGGGGGTCTAAGGGAGCTATGCACCTCTACAATAAGTTTAACATGGAGGGCGTAAGTAACACATTTGTAATAGAATACGCTTCTCGTCCAGATCTAGCTAGTATCTTTTACGAAGATGTTTTAATGTGTGCTTTCTATTATGGATACCCTCTCTTAGTGGAGAACAATAAGTACGGTATCGTAAGGTACTTTGAATCAAGAGGTTACGACGGCTACTTAATGGATAGACCTAAACATTTGGGCTCTGCTTCAGCAAGAGTTAATGTGAAAACAAAAGGTATACCGTCTAACTCACAAGACGTAATCCAATCTCACGCTCAGGCTATCGAAGCTTACATACATGACCACGTTGGTGAGAACGCTAAGACTGGTGAGATAGGTCAGATGTATTTCAATAGAACACTAGAGGATTGGATAGGTTACAAGATCAGCAACAGAACAAAGTTTGACTTGACGATTAGTTCAGGTTTAGCTCTTTTAGCTGCTCAAAAAGTAAAAACAGAAGTCAAGAAATCTAATCTAGACGAGAAGGTGTTCTTCAGGAAATATAAACCAAAACATTGGCACTCTTAAATTCACTATATTTGCAACAATGTACGACAATAGTAAAAGCAAAAAGAACGGTGGGTTCCCAGATCCTCTTGCTTCGTCATTAGAGAAGCAGACAAAGGAGTACGGATTGAAGTACGCAAAGGCCATTCACAATCAGTGGTCTTCTGGGGCTCAAGGAAGTACGCTCATGAAAAGACGTAGAGATACGTTTATCAAGAACAGAGCATACGCAAAAGGTAATCAAGATACCAGTATCTACAGACAACTACTATCAAGTTTAGATCCTAACAACGGTGACGGAAGCTTCTTGAACTTGGACTTTACTCCAGTTCCTATTCTGCCTAAGTTCGTTAGGGTTGTTGTTAACAAGATACTTTCTAGAGAACCATACCCAAACCTAGAGGCTGTTGATCCTATCTCTTCTTCAGAAAGAGACAGAGAAAAGAAAAAGACAGAAGCACTAATTAATGCCAAGGAATCACTTAAGCAGATTCAAGAAAAGACTGGTGTTAATATTGGTAAAGCTGATCAACTCCCTGACACATTAGAGGAGGCTGAAATCTTTATGGGGACGCAGGTTAAAACATCTTCTGAAATAGCTGCTCAGGTAGCTACTAACATGACGCTAAAGTGGAATGACTTTAACGACACTATTTACAGACGTTGCGTAAACGATATCGTTACTTTAGGTATGGCTGTCGTAAAAAGAGAGAACGATCCTAACTACGGAATTGTAACTAACTACGTTGATCCAATTGACTTCATCCATAGTGATGTGCAGGACCCTGGATTCAGCGATATGGTATACGCAGGCTACATCCGTAGAATGCCTATCCACGAGTTACGCAGAGTGGCTCAGGGTCAGCTTGATGAGGACGATCTAGCAGATATTGCTAAGAGCGCTCAGAAGAAGTACGGGTATAGCTCGACAGGAATGCACGCATCTACATACGACTCTAGAACGAATCGTACATCGTTCGGATATGATGAGTTTGTAGTAGAGGTATTAGACTTTGAGTTTATAACAGTAGACTCTATGCTCTTCGAAGAAAAAGAAAGCGTACATGGAAACATGGGTTTCTATTCTAAGAAAGAAGGGTATAAGTCTCCTGAGTCATCTTCTTCTTTGAGAGTTCTTAGGCAGATGGATAATGCTACTGTATACGGTGGCTTATACATAATGGGTTGTAACAAGCTGTTCAACTATGGACAGAAGACTAACCTACCGAAGAATATGCACGATCTATCTCGTGTGAATCTTTCTTACTCGGTTGTTGCAACTAACATTGAAGACATGATACCTAAGTCTATGGTTAACAGTTGTATAGGGTTTGCTGATCAACTTCAGCTTACACATCTTAAGATACAGCAATCCGTAGCTAAAGCTAAGCCTGACGGAATCATTATCGACGTTGAAGGGCTAGAGAATGTCCAGCTCGGTAAGGGTGGTGAGCTGCAACCGTTAGAGTTACACGATATCTACGAGCAGACAGGTGTGTTCTACTATAGAAGTAAGAATCCAGAGGGAGGTTTCCAAAACCCACCTATTAGAGAGATTGGTAATTCTCTAAGAAACATCAACGAGTTCATCGGATTATACAACCACTACTTAAGAATGATCCGTGATACGACGGGTATCAATGAAGCCATGGATGCTTCTACTCCTAAGGGTGATTCATTGGTTGGTGTTAGACAGCAAGCTATTGCTGCTGGTAACAACGCTATCTATGATATGACTTACGCTTCTATGATTCTATTCAAGAAGGTGTGCTCTGACATCGTTAAGTGTCTTCAGGTTCTTCCACCAGAGTCAGCTGTATTTAGAGCCTATGCTAATGCTGTTGGTCAAACGAATATGGAGGTGCTCAGCTCATTCAAAGATCTACCGATGTATAACTTCGGTGTACAGGTTGTGAAAGAGATGGAGGATGACGAGAAAGCTTATCTTGAACAGAACATCCAAGTTGCTCTAGCTCAGAAAGAACTAGACATCGAAGATGCTATTGCTATTAGACAGCTTAAAGATGTGAACCAAGCTGAAAGACTTCTTGTTGTGAGAAGAAAGAAGCGTGTCGCTAGAAACCAGCAGATGGCTCAACAGAACTCTCAGGTTCAAGCGCAGATCCAACAGCAGTCAGCAATGGCTTCTTCACAAGCTAGACAGCAAGAGATGCAGATGGAGGCTCAGTTTAAAGAGAGAGAGATGCAGCTTAAGACTCAGCTTGAAATGCAGATGGAAGCTGCTAAGCATGAGATGAGAAAAGAGATTGAGATGATTAGAGCGCAGGCTACATTAGGATTTAAAACTGATGAGCAGGAGTTCAAAGAAAAGCTTGAGGTTCTTAAAGAGGATAGAAAAGACACTAGAGTTAAGAAGCAGTCTGCAGAGCAGAGCAAACTTATCTCTCAAAGAAAAGGACAAAGAGGTGAACTTGAAGAAGCTGAAGAAGCGGATACTGGTTCAGTAATCGATAACATATTAAAGTAATGGCTACAGTAAACTTAGATACAGCCGCAAGGCTTGACATTGTTTGTAGGAAAGGAGATTCTTTCCAGCTTGTATTAGACTTTGGGGTTGCAATCCCTGCTACTACTTGGAAGATGGATGTATTAACAAAGTCAGAGGGTGGGAGTGTAATTCTTCAGGATAGTGTTTTCTCCTACACTAGAGGTGACGGAGACGTTACTAACTCCAAGCTAACTATTGAGGCTACATCTGGTGAAATGAATGTAACTGCAGGATTGTATGTATACGACCTTCAGGTAGAAGACACAGGAACTCAGATCGATAGTGCTAACCAAGTGAAGACTTACTTGTTTGGTACATTTAAGGTTGTAGATGATATAAGTAGCTAATGTCAGTTAAGGTAGTAAATAGCGGCCCAGATACTGTTAAGGTTTCTATAGAGTCTACTCCTGCTGTTAGTGTAAGTTCACCCACTGTCAGTGTGGCTAAGGCTCTTCTTGAGAAGGGTGAAAAGGGAGATACAGGAGCTACTGGTGCTACAGGACCTCAGGGACCTACTGGTGCTACAGGGGCGCAGGGACCTACTGGCGCTACAGGCCCTCAAGGGGCAACTGGGCCAGCAGGATCTGATGCTACTGTTACTGGTGGAGATGGAATAGCTGTAAGCAGCGGAGAGGTAAGCGCTGATTTAAAATCAAATGGCGGTCTCGTTATAGAGTCTGCTAAAGTTGCTGTGGATTTATCAGCTTCTAGTATTACTGGAACGCTAGCTATATCAGATGGAGGGACAGGAGCAACAACA